CCCTTGTGTCTACCTATTTCACCATACTCGCATAACACTTATTATACCGCATGCAACTTTGCAAGTCAACAACTAAATTGGCGGAGAGTGTGGGAGTCGAACCCACTCACCCATTTCTGGATGACAGATTAGCAATCTGCTGCATTACCGTCCTGCCCACTCTCCTAGTAATCATTGTACGTTATCGTGAATCCATTTCCAGTATTCTTCTACTGACATAGCTTCTCCTTAGTTATTACCATTTTTGAAACCAACTACACCACCTTCTGCTTCAATACGCTTGATAACATCTTCAAACAAGATTGGTCTGAAGTCTGTTTGTTCAACGCAAACGCAGTGGTAACGTGTGTCAACAACACCATTTTTCATCACACGATTAGTATGTAAGTGACCATGAATGTTAACACCGAACCTACCTAAAGATTCTTCATGAATAGGTATGTGCGATAAAATCATTCCATTCATTACATGGTAAGCACGTAACTCTCTAAAGTGTTCACGGTATTCATCATCACGAAAGATGTCATGGTTACCACGAATCAAAACTTTATCACCATTTAACCGATGCATAATTTTTAATGCTTTGCGGTTGATAACTACGTCACCAAGATGATAAACTTTATCAGTTGGTTTGACAGTTTCGTTCCACATCTTTACCATTGCCTCATCCATTTCATCTGGATCAGTCCATGGACGAATCTTCACATCAGTGTCACCATGCGTAAACTTGCATACACCAGCGTGACCAAAGTGCGTGTCGCTAACTAAAAATACACTTGGCATATACATCTCCTATAAAATTGGCGGAAAGCAGAGGAGTCGAACCCCATCCCATTTCTGAGAACCTAGTTTTCAAGGCTAGTCGCAGGACCATCCCCGCTGCATTACTTTCCATAAACAACAGGTTACACTTTTTGGGTTTGAACCAAATATCGCTAGAAGCGAATTATCCTAAGATAGTTGCTGCATGTAACCTAAAACTTGGTGCGTCCTGAGGAATTCGAATCCCCAGCCTCTTGGTTCGTAGCCAAGTGCTCTATCCAGTTGAGCTAAAGACGCATAATTGGTACCTTGTGACAGGATCGAACTGCCGACCTTCTCCTTGTAAGGGAGACACTCTACCGCTGAGTTAACAAGGCATAAAAATTTGGTGGAGACCGAGGAAATCGAATCCTTCTAGACACCCTCCTTGCAAGGGAGAGCCGTAGCCCACTACTGCCCCCAAATATACAACAGGAATGCTTTTTTGCTTTTTCAAATTACAAGTTTGATGCTTTTTATTTGCTGAAACATTCCTAAAACTGGTTCCCAATAGTGAATTCGAATCACTGACCTATCGCTTATCAAGCGAGTGCTCTACCACTGAGCTAATCGGGAATATTGGTACCGAGAGACGGGATCGAACCGCCCACACCTTGTGCTTCAAACAAGTGCTCTACCAACTGAGCTATCTCGGCAAAAATTCTTTGGGGTGTCGTATGAGAATTGAACTCATGATGACGGAATCACAATCCGTAGTTTTACCACTAAACTAACAACACCATATAGAAACACACTTTTAAACAGTTCTTCAACGCTAGTCGCTATCTCCCTTACTATCGGGCGAATCTGTAAGTATGTTTTTATATGGTAGGGGCACAGGGATTCGAACCCTGCCCTGGCAGATTAAAAGTCTGCTGTGCTAAACCGCTGACACTATACCCCCATATGGTCCACTCGCTGAGATTTGAACTCAGACCTCGATGATTAAGAGTCATGTACGCTACCATTAACGCCACGAGTGGTTGTACGTATTTTTTTGATTTTACGTGCCAACTAAGACCATACGGGGGATCTTAGCGACACTAGCTTTTGCCAGATTTTCGCTTCATACAATTTCCTTATTAAATTAACTAACCATATTGAAGTGCACACAAACACCCTAGATCCAGCTAGGCGACATGCATGTATGCACTTCAATATGGCACCCGAGATAGGAATTGAACCTATAATACCAGAGTCAAAGTCTGGTGTGTTACCACTACACTACTCGGGAACATAAGACTGACCACCGAAGTAGTCAGTCTTTTAAATTGGTACGCAGATTTTTAAAGATCTAAAGTTAAGTAGACGATGCCACTCAACCAGAACACTTATTATACAGTAAAGAACAATAAGAGTCAACAACTTTCTGAAAGACCCTACTTTTCAGTAGGGATTGCTAAGAAGTAACCTTCTCAACATCAGAACACTTATTATACAGTAAAGAACAATAAGAGTCAACACTTTTCAGAAAGACCCTACAAAATAGTAGGGATAAAAACAAAAAACCCTCTGGACTTCCATCTCAGAGGGTTTTGGTAAAGAGACTTGTAGTCTTACTTCTTCTTACCAAAACCCTTCATATCAATCTCATATGATAGCGCAAATGATGGGCGTGTGCTATTCCAGCCAGCTACGAGTGGTAACTGCTTATGCATTCTGGATTGTAAACACTGTATCGATTTCATAGTAGAAATTATACTTCCCTTTTGATTTAAAGTCAACAACAATTTGGTAAGACCCCACAAACAGTAGGGTTTTACTTATATTCTATTTAGGTATATTATACGCTCAAAACACTTACAAGTCAACACTTTTTGAAATATATTTTTCAACTTTAATGTCGCACTTGTCCAAGAAGTCAACACCTAGCGTATCACGATATGACTCTCTGTAGTAAACTTTCTTTATCCCTGCACCATAAATGAGTTTAGCGCAATTGATGCAAGGAGCATGAGTGCAGAATAAATCGGCACCATTGCCTGATTCACCATCACGTGCAAGTTTAAGAATAGCATTAGCTTCTGCATGAATAACCTCATCTTTCGTTTTCAGTTCATAGTCACCTGTTTTATCCCAGACTTTTTCTTCACATACATTAGTCCAGCCAGATGGCATACCATTATATCCAATTGAGATGATACGATTGTCTTTTACAACAACAGCACCAACCTTCAATCGTTTTGCACTGGACAACTCTGCGAATCTCTCCGCAGTGTCCATAAATGCATCAATCCACTTCTTCTTCATCGCAAATACTTTCTCAACATAGTAGTAACTATTATACTACACTTTTGTTTAAAAGTCAAGCGTTTTCTGTAGGTTGGGCTCCAATCGGAGCCTTCACGTTTTTTGCTTTCTTTTCCTTTGCAACAGGTGCAGGAATAAATCCAGCTTCAGCAACTAACTTGTGTGTAATCTTTGGATATAGTTTAGTTAGCTTTTGATCTTTAATTGCTAGTACCAATTCAGCTTCTGATGGATGTATACTCTCCAGCAACTGCACAAACAAAGTTTCTTTACGTAGTGGTTTTAAATCAGTACGACAGAAGATATAAAGTTTACGTGTTTCTTGATACAGATTCGCAGGTGTCATACCAATCGGTGCAGCATCTTTCTTGTAAGGTGGTTCACCCTCAGGTAACGCAAACTTCTTTTCTTCCAAGAATGCATGTTCAAAGATTAAACGTAAAGCACCATTGCCCTTATACTGATCAATCTTTTTAGGATCAGTATTGATTTCCTGTAAAATTTCAGTGATATATTTCGCCATGTTTGTCCTTAAAAGTCATCAAGTTCATCCAACAGCAAACGACAGCGATTCTCGATCAGATAATTCATGACCGACATCTTGTCGCCAGTTGGCTTGTTATTTAGATATGCATCAACAATAGTCTGCGCTACATCCTCAGGGATAAATTCAAAGTCAATCAGCTGTAGATTGCGATGCCAGTTGCGACGTTCGTCATCATTACGACATGCGTCAAAACCTTTCTCAAGGAAGTCATCAAGTCGCTGAGAACTAATGCGCTTTTGTCGCACACCTTCTTGTAAGAAGATATCGTCTGGTGACAAGATGTTTGGAATACCATCATCACCAGCTTTAACTACGTGTGTGATAAACTTCTCATACAACTCTCGCTTGGTAGCTTTGATCTGTTTCTTTTGCATTGGCGAGTACTGTGATACATTCGCCCACTTCTGCAACTGAATAAAGTCTCCATCAGATGATAGAATCAGAACCTTTTGTGGATCTTCTACCAATCCTTGCTGAACGAATCCATTCGTCTGAGACCACTTAGCCATAACAGCAATGACGTCATCTGCTTCTGCACGATCGATGTGGATAACTTTCCATGGAAAATGCTTTGCGATATCATCACGCATCTCGGATAGTGTGTCAAAGATTAGAGTCCAATCCAAGTCAGAAGCATCACGTGCTTTCTTACGACCAGCTTTGTAGTATTGGAATACTTCTCTACGCCAGTACTTACGACCATCGCAACATACGACTAACTCGCCATATTCTTTACCATACTTTTTCTTGTATGACTTGAGTGTTGATAAGGTTACATGACGAATAAGGTTTTTAACCTCAGACTCAGTACCTTTCAACTCTCTCTGGAATGTCAAGATGGCTGATAGTGCCACCTGACTATAATCAACTAAAATCATTAAAATGCTCCAAGGATAATTGTTTCTTCGTTAATACGACCATTTGGTACAGCTGACTTCGTAGTCAGTGTCTTCATTTTAGCATTCAATGGACGTTTGCCGATTGTTAACCCTTTGAAGAAATCTGCTGGTTTACGCAGAGTAAATTGTTTTGATTCAGTTACTGAGAATCCAAGAATGGTAGTGCCCTTTACAGCCAATGCACCATTATCAGCTTTGTAAACCCCAACACGACGATACTTGGTATTGTATACCCATACCTCTGTTGAGTTAATAATACCTTCTGGTTTGATTGACTTGAGACTCAACTCAGCAAACTCTTTAAGATACTTCATACGTGCGACTTGCACAGATGCAGGTTTCTCTTTACGTTTGCGTGGTGCACGATTAGCCTTAGCAGTTTGTACTTGCTGATTGCAGTCAGAGATGATACCATCAACAAACTCAGCAAACTTCTTCAGTTCTCTTTTGGTAAAGTGTGAGTAACCTTCAACGAGTTGAGGGTCTGTTCCTTCGATGGCTTCTCGCAATTCTGCGGCAGTGTCAATGTACATTTCACCAATTCTTTTTGCAATAGGTGCTGCGACGAGATTCGCAAGAAGATAGTTTTTTGTTGAGAAATCATTTTTCTTATTGATTAAAAAGTCGTCAATGGCACCATCAATTTCAGATGCCAACTCACGTGCTTTTTCTTCCATGCGTTGCTGAATTGAAATCACATTGGAAGGTGCAGCTGCTGCCAAAGCATCGGCTGTTTTCTTGTCTAGTTTGTCTTGGGATTTTTGACGAGAACCAATTTGGGACTTCAACTTCTCGAGTTGATCATTGAAGTAGTTAGCTTCTTTTTCTTGAAGTTCAGAACCACCATCCATTAGACGAGCAAGAATGCCAGCATAGCGGAAGTGGTACTCATCAACCTTAAGCAATTCAACAGCCAATTTCTTGTCTGTCTTAGCCAAGTGGCTGATGAGCCATTTCTTTTTATCTTTATCATCATGATTGGCATTGTAATAGTTCAATGCACCAATCAAGTCACTCATGTATTTCTCAGGGTTGAGTTGTCGCTCAACACCCTTCATCATGCGATCAGCACGTTCAATCAGTTGTTTGCGTTTTGCAGTAGTAGCCATAGGTTTGTAACCTCCATAATATAATTTATTATACCGCAGAACGGAATAAAAGTCAAGCGATTTTTTCTTTGATCAGTAAGTTTATGTTAATAACTATTCGTTTGTCATAATTTATTGGTGTATTTGCAGAATGAAATGTGTTTCCATTAAAAATAACTATACGTCCAGCTTTGGGAGTAATAGATTGGTTTATGGATAGATTATGGCATTCATCTATATTTTTAACAGTTTCATTGTAAATGATAGTATCTCCATCACTATCATTTACATAGTAAATTGCAGTAATATAATTATCTAATTCACCATAATTATTAAAATCTACATGAGGTACACCAAAATTATAAGATTTATTTTTTGGATGGGGGCATTTAAAATTTACACCGAGTTTTGATATAAATTCAATAGTATATGGTATCGCTGATAATACAGGGATTAAAGCTGGTAAATAGTTAACATTTTCAAATATATTATTATTTTCAATAATTTTAGA